TAGCTGTGTGATTGCGCTGGGACTAACCTCTATGCCTCTGCTGAGGTCTGGTAGTAATCCTATTTCGGTAGAAAGAGTCCGCTCGACAATAGCATATGGGCCATCGAACGCTATGTAGTCAAAACAACGCTTATCAAACATTTGCCTTACCAGGACTTAAAGACCTTGGCGATTATTATTGCGTCATTTATCCTTTCCTCGCAGTAAGCGACAATAACTATATCGCCAATACTTATGGCGCCTGCTATCCATTGGTCTCTGATTGCTGTGGTTACTACACATGGGACATCAACATCTATGCCTGCAAACGCCCTGGTGACTACGGCAGGCTTAGCTAGGCTAGGATTAACGCTCTTCAAAGTGGCTAAATGTAGTGAGGCTGGCAAATCAGTCACTGCTAATGGTGGCTTATCAACAAATGCTTTCGTTAATCGGTTGCTTATGAAGCCAATTGCCCTTGTCATAACCCAAACGTGGTCAAGGTCAGTGCCGAGATTGCCAAGCATTGTCGCTAGTTTGACCTTCTGTATAGCGTCAACCTCATCCCAGGCAACAACGCGCTTCTCAAAGAGAACTTCCTCTGTCGCTTGGTCGACTAGATATAGTTGATATAACGTCTTTTGAGATTGAATTCCGTCGTCATCTTCTGGCATTTGCGCCTCCTTATGTTTTCCGTAGCAGGAATAATTGTAAATATGTGTAGCCTTTGCCAGCATCAAAACTCTGGTTGCCAGCGGCATAGTGCCGCCCATAGAGTGAAACGAAATCACCCGCAGTCAAATAGTCAAGTCTACTCTTTGCCTGACGAAGTATTGTCGCGGCCACAGAAGAATGAATGCCCCAAATAACGCGAGAAGACCCGTTCACGGTATATCCGAATATATATGATTTATCCGCTTCAATGGCAGCAGTCACCCATGCTAACCCGCAGGCCACAAAATAAACACCAGTGACAGGAACCAAATAATGGCTCTTGGTGATAGTATAATAGTAGCTTGCGCCAAAGTCGTCACCTGAGTTTTTGTTTATGGTCAATGTGTCAGCATCCACCGCCGTCACATAACCTGTGCCTATATTTGCTGTTGGGGGGTCGTCGCTGCTCCAGGATACTAGAGCATATTTACATTTAGCCTCCGTGAAAACCCCATCATCGTCCTCAATGTGGGTGGCATCCGAATCCGCATCCGCCTGTACCTGGTCATAATGTTTTTCAGATGCAGCCCCGATGAAATTACTGCCCAAATCATAGGATACTTGGTTTAATTCCACCCTGCAATATAGTCCACCGCCCTCAATGTTTTCTTGGTCAGGAGAATGCCACACCCATGCGAATGTGGTATTGTTGTGCACGTCCGCACCCAGCAAGGCGGCATTATGGTCATAAGCCCAATCAGAATTAGGCGCTTTGGTTGTTTCCCCGTCACTAGGAGTAGCTTCCAAATGGTCAGTAATGCTTACTGGCTGTTCTGTCACTTTCGTTGCCGCACTCAGGGAGGCATAACCATTAGCAGCCCCTTTAGCATCCTCGATAGCCTTCACAGCAGTATTCAAGTCTGAGACTGCCTGTGCTGTTATGTTCAAAGACACGGTTTTGCCATCAGCATGGGCTGCGCCTGTCGTTCCCTCGGCCTCTCGCGTGCAAGTGAAAACGTCATCGACTCTGTTAGTGACTTCTAATATTTCATCCTCAATCGTGACATGGAAGGGAAAGAGGGTTGGGAAAAGGGCGCCCTCTCCTGCTGCCACAGTGAATTCCAATACGACATCGTTAATACCGCCATCTAATGTTGATACTGCTCTATTCTTAACCTTCAAAAATGTCGTCATAATTTATCTCCGCAAACCATTAAATTAGGTGTCAATCTCCCTCCTGCCATCATCAAATGCAAACGTATCATTTCTCTTGCTATGCCAGCTCCAGGGTCGCACCTGATGGAAATTGCTAACCGATTGCTATCACCAACCAGAGTAGGACGTATGATAGGGTAATCCCTGCATACCTGCGGCCTATGGTCATAAATTGAGCACAGATTATCTTCCAGAAATGGGCATGGAGTTCCCTTGATAGCCCATGTCATATCCTTGCCTTTGTGCTGTAGTAAGGTGCAGATTTGCCCAAATTCCTTCCAGGATAGACCTGTACTCACTATTCGCTGCGCATCCTCATAGGTGATAGCCTCCAAACCAAACCGGCAACAATCACCACATGGAAGAGGGCAATGTAAGAAATCCATTGCCTGCGCCCGTGTCTCGGGAACATCTGCCCAGGGCAGGGTAAGCCGATATTGCTCAATGCTGCGATAAGTATTTATGCACTCGCCCCAAAAATCATCATCGTCAATATCGGCCTTGCCCTGCCATTTATCTACGAAGGAGCTGACTATTTCCTTCACCTAGTCAGCCTTCATCTGGCATTGGAGCGTGGGCGTTATTTTATCCCCACTCTCTAGCGGTATACCAGTCCCGAAAGTGCCGTAGAGATGCATATTGCCTGCATCTTTAACAGCATTAACAAATTGCCCTACCTCCGTTACAGTGGCAGCGCCAGCAGCCGTGAATGCTAATGTCAACTGGGATGTATCATTGTCTATGGTAGTTTTGACCGTAGATAGCGTGCCCTTTGCTCTCGTTAGTCCCGCTACTTCCGTCTCAGCTTTGAGTGTATTATCCGTTGCGCCTTGCCCTATGCCCGTTCCCAGTGCCATGTATTCCGCATAAGTTCCTGGTGTGTCATTTGCCATGCTTTTCGCTAGGAAAACGAAAAGCGCATTTGTTGGTATAAGTGTGTGAGCCATTATAACCCTCCTCTAAGATTTCTTATTAGGCAATATCTCAATTAAGCTAAACTCAACCCCGCATTTCTGGCAGATGCGGGTCCAATCATCTTCTTTGCCATTCTTATATTTGCTCTGGCAACCTCTTGTGTTGCATCTAGGGCATGGCGGGTCCTCCGTGATATGATAGCGCAAAATCCTACCATCTGCCTTTTGTACATCAATGAAGAGTTTCAATCGGTTCTTTAGACTAATGCTTGTTTGAATTGTTGACATTCCCCCTCCTTTAGAATGCAGGGGACCCATAAGTTCCCCTAGTCTCCTCTCTGATATATTCCATTAAGGTTCGTGCCCATCGTCTGGCCTCCGCCTCATTACCCAAGAAAGTATTGCCTGTCATATTGATGGTTATTCCTCCAATCGCTGCGTTTCTATTTGATAGAGGTATGACTGCCTCCGGGCCCCGTTCTCCAATCATTGCCAAGGTCGGCGCTGTTACAATGCCACCGCTACCAAGATAATCCAGGTAAGCGCCCTCTAATGTTGGCAAATATCCCATATAAGGAACAGGCGTTTTGTCGTAAATGTAATATAAGATGTCATTGATTTCGTCCACCACATGCCTGCTTATCCAATACAGAGCATCATTTACCGCTCCAATTAGGCTATTGAACATGTCCTTCATGGTAGACCCGCTTGTATTCAGCAAATCATTTACCCAATCCCACATATCAGCGATTTTATTATAGACGCTAGTGAAGGCACTAGTGATCCCTGCGCTAAAGGTAATTGTCGCATGGTCTTTTAGCCAATTCCACGCAGTTTTTATAACAGCTACAGCGTTCGCCAATGTTGTTAGCGTGCTCGACTCAATAGCAGTAAGCGTGATACTCGTGGTGTTTTTCAGCCAATCCCAAGCGCTTTTCAGGGCATCTATGGCAGCAGCAACAGCATCAAACGCTGTTGATTTAGCCAGGGAAAAGGTATTGGAGGCGTTAGTTTTCAGCCAATCCCAGGCATTTCTTAGGGCATTTATGGCAGCGGAGACAACATCGAATGCTGTTGATTTAGCTAGGGAAAACATATTGGAGGCGTTGATTTTGAGCCAGTTCCAAACATTTTGTATGCTATTTATTGCAGACTGGATTATATCAAAGGCTGATGTTTTGGCTAGGTTCAATGTTACTGTCCAATTTGATTTTAGCCATTCCCAAGCCGTTTTTAGTGGAGATATAGCATTAGTTAGAGCGGCCGTGAGAGACGTAGTAATCGCAGAAAAGGTAAGACTAGCATTATTTTTAAGCCAGCTCCAGGCATCCTTGAGCGGTTGCATATCAATACCTAGCTGGTCTAACGCCGTCCCTATCCCCTCTAGGGATGCTAGGAAAGCGCCTTTAATCCCACCGCCTTCTTGTTCAAATGTCGTTTGCATCGTCTGCAAAATAGCCTTCGCATCAATCCCTAAAGTGCCTAGTAATCCGGATTGGCCATCTGTACCTACCAATGCCAGTTTTATCCCTTCAAAACTAGCTATGAAGGCACCCTTAATGCCGCCACCTTCTTCCTCAACTGTTGCCTTCATTGTCTGCAGGATAGCTCCGGTATCAACGCCTAATTTGTTTAGAATCCCTTTAATGGCTGTAGTAGCACCTGCAAAGGGAGTTGATAATTTTTCCTTGATGCCGCTGAAATGTCCGCCAATTTTGTCCTTAATGCCAGAAAAGGCATTCTTGATATTTTCGGCAGCAGTTTCAGCGCCCTCTTTCATCCCCTTGAATGGGCCAAGGAGAAAGTCGGCAATATGTTTTCCTGCCTTTTTGAAGAAATCCACAACCTTCTCGAATTTATCAACTATCCAATCCCAGACTTTTTTGAAAACCTCTTTTACCTTATCCCAGTTCTTAATCATAAAAATGATAGCTGCGATTAAGGCTGCAATGGCCAATATGATTAACCCGATAGGATTGGCAGACATAGCAACATTCAGCGCCCATTGTGCTACAGTGGCAACGGCCATCGCCACTTTTGAGGCAACCATCGCCACAGTATGCGCGATTATGGCAGCCGTATGAGCGGCAGTTTTAATCGCTGCGCTTCCTGCGGCTGTGGAAAAAAACATCATAGCCGGACCCAAGGCCGTCATAACTCCAAGGATAGGCTCAAGCGGAGTCAAGAATGAGCCAGCAACAAGTGAGATTTCGCTAAATTTCTGCTTGAGCTTATCCATAATGCCGAATTGGGTATTGGCTACAGCGGCATATTTGTCCGTAATGCCTGTAGCCCCTTCCATTTGGGTCTTGTATCCAGCAATTTCTTCTTGGGATATGCCTAGAATATCATTAAGAGACTCGCCCGATGAAGCTGCTTGGGTAATAGCAGTCCTCAATGCCAAAGTAGCCGCCGTCCCCTGAATACCCTTATCGCTCAATGCAGCTAATATGGCAACCGCATCATCCATCGACATGTTAAGGTCGTCCATGTACGGAGCCATGCGGGTAAGCAAAGTCCCAAAATCGGACATATCAACTGTCGTGTTCTTTGTCAGCCAGGTAAATTTGTCCAGTTCGGCGGAAGTGCTGGGGATTTCCTCGCCGAACAACTTGAAGGCTGGCAACAGAAGGTCAGCCATTGCATCGGCGCTTGACCCAGTAGCATCCCCAAGAGCATCAAAAGCCTTGGCAGATGCTTGCATCTGGTCTGTACTATCAATGCCAGCGCGGGCTAATAGGTCAAACGTTTTGGCAACGGAATCTAGCGGAAACGTAACATCTGTCGTAGCTAGCGCGAGGTCCCGCATCTCTTTGGTAGAGATGCCCAAAGTCAATGCTGTTTGCCCCAGCTCGGCATTCATCTTTCGTGCATCGGCAACCAGTTTCAGACCCGCCGCGCCTATTGCAGTAAGAGCTGGGCCAATGACCTTCAATGCTGATTGAACTTTTTCAGCCGATGTCTTTGTCTTTTCAAGTTCGCCCTGAATTTTGTCGGCCCCCTCCAACGCCATCTTACCGACAATCGAAAAGGCTTCCATCTATTTGATTTCTCCTCCGAGCATCTTGGTTATCATTTTGGTCCTCTCTAGCATTTCCTCTCCTGAAACTTTAGGACTCTTCTTTGGTCGCCGTCCTGGCATAAAGTCTTTCGGCTTATAAGGTCTATTCCGCTTCTTCCTATCTCGATTGACCTCTGCAATGATGGAGCATATCAAGGCAGCCCGATAGTCTAGAGTCTCTTGCTCAATGGTGTAATTCTCTACTAGAGCCTCAAATTGAGCCAGTGTTAGATGCCAAAATTGCTCGCTTGATAGGTTTAGGCTATATACCCCAAATGTCCATAGGTCTAACCAGGTGGGGTGTTTGGATTCTCCGCTAAAGGGACGATAGTGTCTTCCTCTTTGTCCTTATTGAGCAAATCGTCTGGTATTGCCGATTCGAAAGCCTTGGCAATCTGTTGCATGACTTCCGTTATGTTCGACAATCCTATCCATTCGCCGACTTGTTTCAGCGTCACGCTTTCATCCTCTCCCAATAAGCATGCCCAAATCAGTGTTTTCAATTGCTTGATTGACATCTTGCTATAGTCAAAATCGCCTTTGAGAAAGGATATATCTGTCGCTTCCTCAAAAGCCTCCATAGCATTGAGGTCTAGTCGTAAGGTTCGCTCTCTATCAAGCATAACCTTGACATCTGGTTTTGCTTTACTCATAACCCTCCTTTTTGGCATTCCTCTATGCTGCAGGACGTGTTACCGTTAGAGTGTACAGTCGAGGCGATGTGCTAGTCTCATAGACTATGATTAGGATATCTGTGTCTGTGCCTGCTGCACCAAGAGTGACCTCGTCACCTTGTACTGCAGTTGTTTGCGCTGTCCCCTGAACATAGATTGTATGACTTGCCGCTGTGACAGTCAGCTTTACCCAGGTGGATGCTGTATTCACGGTACACGTATAGGCATAGGTGCTGGCTGCTACTTCCTCAGCAAAAGACAGGGCTGCCGATTCATTCTCCTCGATACCACTTAATGCGCTAATCCCTGTTGCCTGTGTGGTCAATAATGTCGGCTTGCCGCTTACCTGCAATGACCCTGACATCCCCACCTTATCCTCATACGGGAATGAGGCATCAAAGCCCTTACCGAATGCTGCCAATGAGAGAGAAGCCCCTACCGCCATTGGCAGGACTATGAAGCAATTCCGTTTCGTTTTAGCCTGTAAATCCGTGTGGAAGGCTATTTGCCCATTGCTATCACCGGTAATTAAATTGCCTTCAATGGCAACCTCACCGCCTACTAGGATTCCTCCAATGTATTCCCTGAAAGCATCATCTGAATCGTGACTAGTCACGTCTATTGTATCCATCGACTGTGACGGCCCCGAGATACTGCTTAGCTCTAGGATTTTATGGTAGTTCCATATTAGAAATGTTCCAAAGGCTTGTACTGCTGTGCTTGCTGCCATATTTCACCCCCTATGATACCGTCAATGCCGGTTTGCCAGTAACTTTAATCGTGGCCGAGAAGGACACCTTGTCTTCAAATGGGAACGAGATGTCAAGAGCTGTCACATAGCCATAACCATCTATCTCAGGATATTCATGTGAACTGGATACCCATGCAGGGAACTTGATTTTCCAGGCTTTCTTTGACCGTGCCTGAAAATCAGTTACCATTGCTACTTGCCCGGTTGTGTCGGTGGTTAGGAAATTGCCCTCAATGCTGATTTCCCCCCCATTGAGTATGCCAGCTAGATATTCCCGGAAACTATCATCCGAATCATGATTGGTTACGTCTATTGTGTCCATAGATTGTGACGGCCCCGAGATACTGGTCAATTCTGCCAAGTCTACAGAGTCCCAATTGAGTAGAGTTCCAAATCCCGCTATTGCGCTGCTTGCTGCCATTGTTTTGTACCTCCTATCATTTGTTAAATAAAAAAAGCCCTCATTACTGAGGGCGGGAATGAGGAATTAAGTTAGATTTAGCGTTTCATGGCTACTCCTATTTCATCATCCTTTAACCACTTCAAATTAAACTGACAGGCATAATGCCAGATGTTTTCTGCTATCTCGGGTACGAATCCGTCTGTCTGTCGCCACACATAGAATTCTGTTGTTTCAGCAGTAGAGGAATCCAACCCATCAAGTAGTGTCATAAGGCGCTGTCTAATATCCAATGCCTCTTCCGCACTAGGGGAATAAGACCAGATGTCGAGAAGATAAGTGCACCTCATCCTGGGGCACCAATCGGCAATCCTACCTATATCAAGTCGATGTACTAAATATGGGAATTCAGCATCAGGCGGGGCGAACACCGGGTAAAGCCTTACAGTCCCACCCATAAGCCCCTGCAATGTCGCATCGCCAGTTAGGGTATTGTAGATGCTTGTTAGGAGACTTTCTTGAATATCCATCAGAACCACAACCTCGTGAAGATAGATTTCACGGCTTGTTCACTTTTCTCAAAAGAAACACGTAGCCAGGGTCTCGGCGCAATTTTGCTAGTGCCGAATTCTAACATTCTCCCGTAATCTATCTCCGTTCCCACAAAACCCAAAACGTTCTTGCCTTGGCCTTCCAGTCCACCCTTGATGGATTGTTTCAATCTGGCTGTAGCGACTGCGGGAGGTTCCCCAGGGGCTGATGCCGTATAGGTTTTCTGTGTCCCCGGGACAAAATAAGTTCTACCAGTGCGTGAGCCTGATAGAGTCTCAAGCGTTTTGTTGCGGACTGTATTGATAGCTTCAGTCATGCGTGCTTTTGACGTACTATCTATCTTCTGCATAACTTGGGCAAAATCCTCTGAAAATACAATCTCAACACCCATTTAGACCTCGTTCACCATGATGACAGTATCCCCGTCTATCAACTGAGGCGGCTCTACCGGTTCATAAGTTTTGGCAAGATGCTTGATTCGGTAATTGCCAACGGAAATAGTAACATCGCCTCGCAAGATGACCTTATGAGTAACCACACTATTAAGCTGCTGATATTGAAGCCTAGA